TCCGAGATCATACCGTTGGCATGATCATCAATGGAAGGCGGCTTGTGCTGGCTGTCCTCACCGGTCCGGTCGTAGTGCTCCCGCTTGCTTTCATCCTTGAGCACTGCGTAGGCGTGCTGGATGCGCTGGAACTGTGCCTTCGCTTTCGGATTGTCTGGGTGCTTATCGGGGTGGCACTTGCCCGCCTGCTGCTTGAACTGCTTCTTGATTTCTGCCTGGCTTGCACCCTTAGAGACGCCCAGGTCTTTGTACAGGTCCGGCATCAGAACTTCCTTCTATACTTGTCGCACGCTGCGAACTGCTGTTCCTTGGTGATCACGCCGTACATATCACTCTCGAAATTGGCGCACTTCCAAGTCCCATCCTCCAGCGGCTTTGAATGTTGGCATGTGCGGCAATTGACCGCTGGTGCTGCTTTCAGATGGCATACGGGCCTGTCGTCGCACCACTTGCACTTGTACCAACCTGGAGACTCGCTAATCCTGTTCGGTTCCGTTTCCATCCAAACGAGGTTAATACCCCGGTCGATATACTGGTCAGCTGTCTCGGCATCAAATGGTATCAGCTCTGCGTATAGCTTGTCGTTATTCTTGTTGACGACCATGTACAGCCCAACGGCCAAGCCCATCTTTCTCATGTACACTTGCATCTGTACATAATGTTCAAACTTGGCGTCCTTGACACCCTTCTTTTCTACTTCGATAAAAGGCTTGTCGGCGCTTGTTTTGAACTCGCACAGTGCAGGGACCCCAGGCTCCAGGTCCGGGATGTTGACCACAATACCGTCACCGCTCCCGCCAAAGTGTCCTCCAGCATCGGAGATCTTGAATTGCTTGCCGTTCTCGTCCTGCTGGATCACTTCCGCGCCTATGGTAAGTAGCATGGCGATGAAGCGTGCTTCCTCAAGGTGCCCCCTGTTGAAGAGCCTCAGCAGACGTCCGTCATGTTTCTGCTGTGTAGCCCAGCGAAAGCCGTACCAGATTTTTCTTGCACAGTCACCGCCTACACCAGAGGCGCCTAAGTGCGTGCGGAATGGGAATTCGTCAGTGCGATATGCGTCGTCCATGTGTGGGATAACACGTCCCAACCAGCCACGGAAAGCAGCGCCCTGATCCGCTCGTATTGCGTCCTCTATAGCGAGGACCGTTTTGCTTGCCAAATAGATAGGCATGGGTCACCTATTGCGTCGAAAAAATAGCCCGCCGGATGGCGGGCTATAGTGGAGACCGTTTTACTGGCCTTGAGCCCATGGAGGCATACCGTTGCCCGCGTTATTCTGCGGCTGGTTGTTCGGCTGCTGTTGGGGCTGCTGTTGGGGCTGCTGTTGGGGCTGTTCCTGTGCAGGCTGCGTCCCGTTCTGCTGCTGCCAAGGCTGCTGCGGCTGTCCCTGCGGTTGTGAACCCTGCTGCGGCTGCTGCTCGGGCTGTTGCGAAGGCTGCTGCTGCCATGGCTGCTGTGCTCCACCCTGCTGGGCCGGCTGGGATTGCTGTGCGGATTGCTGTGCGGGTTGCTGCCATGGCTGCTGTCCTGCGCCTTGTGGAGGAGTTGTGTTGCCCGGCTGTGTACCAGCACCAGCGAAGCCCTGCGGAGGAGCACCAGCACCAGCTGCGGGCGCATCACCAGTAGACTCATTGATGTTCTTGAAACCACTGAGGTCGTTGCTTGCATCGTAACCACCGCTGGCGGGACGTACCTTTGCCTTAACCTTCAGTGGAACACCGTGAAGCTGTTGGCTGTCCTGGAGCTGCATTACGTTAGTGGCGTGGCAGATTGCAGACAGCTCACCATAGGCGATTTCCTGTGCGACCGGGTTGTTGTTGCGCAAGTTCAAACGAGCGAACAGTTTCCGGTTGGCGTACTGACCGTCCATAACTGAGAACCGAAGTTCCAGGTAGGTGCCAGCGCCGTCCTTCGTAGGCTTCATTTCGGACTGGTCGATCTGCACGTTGTACCATCCCTCCGGAACCGGATCCGGCGTCCCTGCATTCGGGGCGACTTGGGATGCGTCAAAGTTAAGTTGAGCCATGTTCAATCTCCTAGGATTTTGTTAAACACATTGGTCAGAAAAGGGGCTTCAAGGTTATCCAACGATCCTGACCGATCTTTGGCCTCGTATTGCAAATCGGGCTGAGTCTGTAGAAACCTATAGCTCTCGCCCTGTGGCGTCTTGTTTACTCCAAGACGGAACACCTCGTCGAAGTAATACGGCAGCTTCGAGCCCAGCTTAGAGCCAGGCATTGAAGGCCCATACTTGACCACACCCGACTGCTCGTCTTTGTTTGGCTCCATCTTTGCAGCCATGTAGACGTGCTTACCCGGGAGGTCACGGAACAACCGTATGGTCGTTTCCATCTTCTCTATTAATTCGCCATACGCCTGGCGGGGATCTTTTACCTGGCGCTTGGCATTGTTAAGGACTACCTCTGCAATCTCGGAAAGCGAGTCCAGGCATATAGTCTGGAAAGGCCTTGCCTCAGCACTCTGGACGCACCAGTTATAGGCGTCAGTGAGATCGTCAACAGTAGCGATCTGGATCACGGGCACGTTGTAAGTGACCGCCTGGTTCCCTACGCCAAACAAGCGCTCCAGGTTCTTCTTGCGAAGCGATAGCAATCCAGCTTCCGCTGACAGTACAAGTGGACTAGGTGCTGTGGCACAAAGGACAGTCTTGCCCATGCCAGAGCCGCTGTAGATCAGCGTCTTCACCCCTGCCGCTTGCGAGGCTTGTTCCGAGGTTGTAAAGTGCAAAGGCATTGGCGCCCTCCTGTTGTTAGTGCTCAGTTAATGCTACAGATCGCACTCGCTAAACACAAGATATTTCTATGGTTTAGCTCATGTCAACAGGATCGCGGAACCCCTGGAATGTAGGGAACCTTGGCTTGTCTTTAATGCCAACCGGGAAGAACTGATACTTCGCTATAAGTCCCACGATCTCTTCCGTGTGCTCAAAGTAGTAGCGTCGGTCTGCGTGCGTCATTTTGCCTGGGCTAACCTCAATGAGATCCCCTCTGTAAATGATCGTCCGCTTGTTCCATACGACGTCTTCCAGAGCACGCCCAACAATCGTTCCGACCATGCCGTTTGGCACCATCCCGTCAGCAACTGTACTCCGCTCGGCGTAGCCATGCGGGTTGTGCTTGAGCTCGTTCTGGTTGGACTTGCCTTCAACGACAGCAGTAATCTCGATCTCAGCGTCGAGGAAGCGCTTTACTCGCAGGAAATAACCTTCGTTGGCAGTGCTGCGGCCAAACTTGTATATGCCCTCGGGCTCCCTCAGTATCACTCCCTCGTAACCCTGCGTGATCCAGCGGAGCTCAAGGTCGTTGAGGTGCTCCCGGCAGTAAACCATCTCAGCAGGAACGATCCACAACCTGGAAGCTACGCTCGGGTCGCTTGCGATCAGCTGTGTCACATGGCTTATGAGTTGCTGGTAGCGAGTGACGTATGGCAGGTGGTCGTTCATCCCCTCTACCACATAGTCAAACAGACACCAGTTGGTCTCAACCTCGCCTTTGATAGTTCCGAGGGCACTTGTGGTCTCATTGCAGATCCCATAACCGAACACGCGATCGCAAACCATCTCCCCGTCTAAACCATTAAAACGGGAGTCGCTGTAGAACGCTGTGTTCAGCTTGTTCTTGAACTGCTTCCCACTACGACCGACTAGACGTTCATCGACGTTAAGCGCTCGCACACCGTCGATCTTGGGCATTGCTACAAGAGGGAACTTGAGCTTGCTTACTTCTGCATCACAGGCCAATATCGGTTTCATCCGTTCCTCCGGTACTCATCAAAGAGTGCCATACTGTGTGGCAAGTGTTTTCGCAGCATACCCAGGATGGCTTCAGCATACTTCTGAGCCTCGATCTGCGCATGGCTGTCCCGCCGCAGTGCCAGGAAGTGCATAATGTTGTGAAGGTCCTGTTTCCAGAGCCAATGGGTGTAGTGGTTCAGGTGGAGGAACATGCGAGCGTGCTCCGGTGCAACACGCTCGCGAATGGCTGCGGTGTACTGGAAATAACTCTGCTGGCAGTGTGCGTCAAGGCGATGCTTAAACTCATCCTGAATGCCCTGAGCTAGCCCTTCGGCTTGCCCCTGCTTCTTATCTTTAGCAGCCGCACCAACGATCTCAGGTATGTACCACTCTTCAGGGAGCGTAATGTAACGCCCACTGACCTCGTTGATGGTGGCTGTACGATGGCGCACAAACTGCCGGGCGACAAAGATAGGCATCTTCATTTCTATCCAGCACTCGATCATCTCGAATGGTGTTGTGTGCCAGTGCCTCATAAGGTACTTGGCAAGCCTGTGGTCATCTTCTTCAGACCTGCCACTGTCCATGTTCTCAAAGGACATGCGAGCACTGTTGGCCGGATCCACATCGCTAGCATCAAACAGCTCCTCGGGGCGCCGTGTAGGCCCAGACAAATTGCGCAGGGCTACAAACCCATGGTCCAGCACGTCAATGGCGACTACGCCTTTTCCTGTGTAATTCGGTTTCGGATCACTCATGTTTGTTTGCCTCAAATGAAAGTGTCTTTTGGAATGAGGACTGCTGTACTTCTTCGTCCTCGAGCTTGCCGTTGTTGATGAAGTAGCGGTTCAGCAACGTGTTCAGAATACGAATGCCGAGCGTGTTTTGCTCGTGCAGCCTCTCAACGACTTGCATGATGTCCCTGACCACAATATCCCGCTCCACTCCAGGGAACAGCTTCAGGTACATTGTGAGCAAGCGGCTGTTCAGGAGCGTGTGGTACATGGACTCCAGCGACAGCTTCTTCAGGTTGTAGATCAACCCTACGCGACCCAGGAACTCGGTCTTAATACCGAAGTCGCGCAAGCGGTCCAGGTTGAGGTTTTCCTCGCCATTGAACGCACCAGCAAAGATGAACAGCACCTTGTCAACAGCGACGTCTACATACTTGCCATAATCCCCGTAGACGCTGGTCGACTTGCTTTCCAGCAGCTTCAGGAATTCGTTTTGCACGCCGTTGGTGGTTTCGTGCGCCAGGTGGCTGTTGCTGTTGCCCGAGATGAATAGCTTATCGAACTCGTCTACGAATATGATCGTGAGCTGGTTGCCCTTCTGTGCTAGCGGGGACAATGCTTTGGACAAGCTGTTGCCGGACGTGCCCTCTTTGGTTAGCTGGGCCGCGTTAAGCTCCATAAAGTCCAATTCGTGCTCGTCTGCCAGGTGCTGTGCGATATGGGACTTGCCGCTGCCGCTAGGGCCTGTGAGCAGAAAGTGTGGGCGTATAGCGCCCTCGGATGTGCGATAGATTTGCAACACACGGTTCAGCTGGTCCAATACTTCTTGCTGTTCTTTAATCATTGAGGAACTCCCGGATTTTTGCCATGCGGTGCTTGTCACGCGCCTTTCGCATGTTGCGGCGTGCTTTGCGGTCGCAGATGTTGTTTACAACGAACCTGGCGTCATCGCTTTTGGTGTGTCCCTTCACGTGCTTCAATCGCATGTGAAGTTCGTTAGAGGATACGAAATTCTCATACCATAACACCAGTTCTTTCTCTTGATCTGTAATGCTACTCCGGCGCCCATTAAAGGCGTCAATTGCGGGCTGGCAGTCGGTCTGTAAAAGCACTGAATCTTTCTTCTCTACCAACCCACGTTTGACCGCTACACTGAGGGCATTTAGAAGGGCCATCATCTCGGCCACAATGTTGTTCCCAACATGCGATTCCAAGACTCCGTCCCCTCCTTGCTTGCCCCGTTGTGAAGCGATCCAAAAACCATAGCCCGCCTTGTCTGTTTCTGGGCAATACGAGGCATCAGCTATGATTGTGACCCACATCTTACTTCCCCTTCCTTTTCGGAAGCACGATCTCCAAAGATGGGGACCCGGGCTTAACGATTAGGCACTGGTCAAAGAGCTTGTGTTGCTCCTCAGTTAGGTGCCGGTATTCCTTTATCACGAGGCTTGGCTTGTACTGCACAAGCGAGTCAGGGTTGATCTTGTTTTCCCGGAGCTTGTCTTTCAGAGCGTCCAGTGCGCCAGGATCGACGTTGCGGTCCAGCTTGTACTGTGCCTTCAGCATATAGCCGTCAGCGAGCTCATAGTTGTTTGTCCCCTCTTTTGGGTCAGGGAACGCACCGTCAAAGATCTTCTTGCGCAACACCATTTCTTTGGCACGCAACTTCTTGAGCTCCTGGCTCATTTCGTACCACGCGGAAAGGTCTGCCTGGGTCACTTTGTTCTCGGGAATTTCAGTCATGTTAGTTCCTTGTCTGTTCGGGGGTTGTCAAGGGCTTCCTGGAAGGCGCTACAAGTGTCTGGCGTCATAGCCGTCAACTCGCATGACCCGTCAGGACGTACTGCAATAGAAATCCCGCCCATATCCTCACACTCGACCACCTTACGAAGTGGGAGCGTAACTGAACCCCCTTGCTGCTCCAGTATGCGGTAGAGTGCTTGGATCATAAGGGTCTGTCGTGCCTGCTCTTCCAGGTTCATATTACACCTTATCCGCGCGAGCTTTGGCAGCGTCGTCCGAGTAGTTGAAGCCCTCGTACCGCTTGCCCAGCTTGTTGATATTATGCTCCAGCGCTTGCTCACGTGTGAGCTCAGCCAGTGCGTAGAAGCCGTCCAAGTAAGTGCGGAAGCGCTGCATCTCGATCCGCAACTGTGGCAACTTCTTCTCATCGTTGTACACCACCAGCTTCTTCACAACGTCCAACATCTCGGCCGCTTGTGTAAGCACAGGAACGAACGGGTCGTCCTCAAGTGTGTTCAAGTCAATCACACTGTGGACTAGCACCATATCAACACCCTGGCACAGTCCTTCAAAGTAGAACTCAATGTCGCCAAGCTCTTCCAGTGCGTTGTCCCGGTCATCAGCTTCGATTGCGCCCAGCAGTTCACCAACCTCGCCGCTCACGCCAACTGCCATGTGCAGTAAGTGAGCTCCCATAGGCGTCATCTTAGCGAGAATGTCCTCCCCTGTCTTAGCAAGAGTCTTTACCATCTCTGGATGTGTAATGCTCATATCTGAACCTCTTGTATGTGTTGCGTTATTGCAAGCACAGAGCACACTATAAGTGAGCGCCATGCGTATGTAAATGGCAACGCCTGATAACTTGCTACTCGACCTCGAGGACTCGGAAACACCGTCCATGGTAGTTGTACATCTCAACCGCTTTGCCCTTGTCAACTTCCATGATCTGCCCGTTGTCAACGGCTGCTCGCAGCGTATCGTCCAGGGCCTTAGTTGCCCCCATCCGATGATTCTTAAACGCAGTGAGCTGTGATGTGCGACCTTGTAGGTAGCTGCGAGGGACAATGCCGTCCAAGAGCATCTGCTTCTTGACCTTGCGGAGGGCTTTGCTTTCCCCTTTCAGGAAGTCCAATAGTAGTGAGTTGAGCTTCTTCATACGAGCACTGTCATGGCCGCCAATCTCACCACTTTGCACTTTGGCTCGCATGGAGTACACATCACGCTTGACTAATGTGAGCGCCCATGCTGTGTGGCCTGTATTGATACATGGGTTGATGTGGTTGTCCGCTGCTGCTAACACACCCGCAACTCGGATGGCCTTTAGGTGCGCCCGGTTCCACATCTGCCGCAGTGCTTCCTCCGAACCCGCTTCATGTATCTCCTGATCACACAGCTTGTCAAACTCGTCCAGCATTGCCTCAGCTTCGGGGTCCATACGCACCTGGATCACGTTGGAGTGCAACACTCCGGATACGTGTGAACCAATGCCCGCAAGAGTTGCAGATATGTCACTTGGCAAGTCGTGCAGCTGGCTCCCGTTTTTGGCCGGTCGGTCCCCGTTATATTCAATGATGTTGAAGCGCGATAAGAAGCCATCCGCCATCATCGTGTCGGTTAATGCGTCGTAGAACGTCCCAGGCGTTGTCTCACCAATCATGGTGTAGGCTACAGCGTTGACAGTCTCTACGTTCTGATCCTTGTTTGAGTAGCTTAGGCCACCCGCAACAGACGCGACACCCGACTTCTGATACAGGTTGGTCATTGCCGCCCGTAGCCCCTGCATCTGCGTATCGCGACCATCCGCCATGCGTGCGAGCTTGTGTCCCCACTCCCCGCTGATGTTGACCATCGAGGACTTGGAGCCAAGCGCCTTAACTAATGCGGGCGCGGACACGTAATCCTGGAACTCAATGTAGGGGCTTATCGCGGGACCGCAGGGCGAGCGTAGAATGTGGCCAATACCACTGTGCATTGCCTCTTTCCCTATAGCACTTCTGGCCACGAGCACGATGTACAAGTTGAGTCCTGTCTGACCCACGTTGTATGCCTTGCCTGTAATGCCGGCCATAAGGCCCAACGCTGCTACAATAGCAACTTCTTTCACTGGCCGAGGCGCATTGCGATAGATGAATCCAGCTATGGCCCCAACGAGCCCAGGGGGCCACTCAAGCCCTTCCACTTCAGGCGGCTTAAAGTCCACATGGTTGTCGGGCGCTACAGTATGCACAGTCTGGTCGGTCGTCTGAACCATGTGCTTCACAGCAGGGTCCACATCCATGTCACTTGGTGGCATGTAGGGGGCGGGTGGTTGTTCCGGTGCGGGTGGTTGTTCTGACGCTGGGTGGTGTACCATGTGCGCCACCTTGCTGCGGTCCAAGTTGGCGAGCAGTCCTTGGGCGAGCATTGCCCCGTTCTCTACGCCCGCCTGTGCCTTGGCCTGTCGCGCTCGTATGATCTCAAGCGTCCTGTTCAGGTAGACATCGTTCTTGACTGCCTTGTCACGCTGCCCGAGCACAGTAGCACGGAACAAGCGCCTGCACTGTTCGTTCGACTTGCTGTAGAAAGTGAACATGGACATGAGCGCCAAGTCCGCTTCCGATTGGCTCGGGAACTGGTAGTCCTGCCACCTTCCATAGCAGAGCCCCTCGAACTTGTCCTTGTTACTAGCAGACCGCGCCCGTTGCCATATCTCGGTGTCAGTAAGCTCCTCGCCTACTTCCTCAAGCTGGATCTGTGCTTCGGCTAGCCCCAGCTCACGGGTCAGGGATTGCAGCAGCATGGCCCCATCGTTGATCGGGAACTGACCTGTCCCCTGCACAACCGGGATCGCGACGCTGTTGATAATGTGGTAAACAAAGTCTGATACAGGCTTCCCCGTACAGACGATAAAGCGCTCACGGGAGTAGACTTCAATCCCCTTGCCGCGGCGGCCTTTACCAATGTCCCCGTTGACCCACACATGCAGACCTTTCCCTGAGGAACTGAGCTCGGTATAGCTCTCCGCGAACTGTGTGATACCCCGATAGAAGTCTAGCTCGACTTGCGAGGTCCATTTCTCTTTGGGGTACGCTTCCCCTGTTTTCGCATCCCGGCTTTCAATGTCCTTGACATCCATGTCGATACATGTATAGGGATCCTCCGCTGTTATGATGTACCCGATGCCCCAGCCGTAGGCCAGTGCATAGTTACAAGCGGTTTCGAAATCCAACCATGGGCCTGTTACGGGGCTGGCATGGTATGGGCCATTAGGGCCTGCGAGGTAAGGTGCTTTATCAGGGCCAGCCAAACACCACTGGTCCCTCCGTTGCATCTCAACTGGCAAGCGCCACCAATCAGCGCAAGCCAGTATCGTCATGCAAGCTCCCCGCGATGGGAAGCAAGTGAGATCCTCCAGGCTTCAATGTAGGGCTTGGCAGCTTCGCGCTCCCATATGAAAGCACGCACGCCTGGCACACATACCGGATCGGGCAAACGGCCCCGGATGCGTGCCCTTGCTAGTAGGGATCTATTGATGCCCAGCTCCTTCTGGATCTCCGAACTGGTAATGTACAGCTCGTCGAAACGCTCCTGGGCACTGTTGCTTTTAGACATACCGATGTTCCTGTGTGTTATTGGGAGCCCACACACTATAGCGAGAGGGCGTAGTTATCGCAACCAGTGGCGCTTAAAAGTCATCCTTCAATGGCTTCGATATGCTCTTGGCTTGGGCATGGGCTTCGAGCTGTTGCTCAACCTCATCATCAAGCTGCTGGAGACGAGCCCTGTATGCCCCCTCTATACGTGTGAGCTCTGCTTCCCGCCAGGCGACAGCTTCCCTCCGTTTTAACTTCCGGTCCTTGCAGAGCTGCATGTACTTGTTCCAGGCATCCGATACCCGCTCCCGGTGCTCACGACACGCCTGAAGCCAGTTCTGATGGGCATTGTTGCCCTCTTCTTTCTTCTCCTTCCTGGGGCGCCCCTGCGGCCGCTTGGGTGCAGTCTTGGCCACATACATGTCATAAGAAATGCACTCGCTCTGGTTCGCGTAGCTCGTGGCAAGGAACTCCTCGAACCTCGGAT